GAGGAACACTTAAAAAAGTATAATCAGTAAGGAGTTATAATGGGTTTTATGGATAGCACAACCTATACTCCCACAACAGCTGAAGTTAGTGAACATGGCTTAGAAGCAAGAAAGTCAATTACTATTGCATCAGGAATTGGTACACTTGAAAAATATACTGTTCTTGGTCAATATAACTCTGGAGTCAATTCTGGTACATACGGTTCTTATTCAAATACCGGTGCTACTGGTCTTGACACGGCAAAAGGTATTCTTGCTGATAAATCTAATGCTACTTCTTCTGGAGTAAATGCGTACATGTATATACATGGAGTATTTAATCGGGAGTCGATGATTGGACTTGACTCTAACGCTGAAACAGATCTTAAACTCTGTCGTTTTGAAGACACTAATGTATAGGAGCAAAAATGTCTACTTTAGGAGAATTTGCTGGCCTTGAGTCTAGAACAATGACAGAGACAGTCCGAAGATTTCCTAGAAAAAATCTTATCGGGGCTGAACTGTTTCCGCTAAGACCAAGTGCCACAAAAAGTGTTTATTGGGATATTGTTTCAGGTACACGCAGACTAGCAAAGTTTGTCACGCCTGGTGCAGAGTCTCATATAGACAAATTGACCCCTCGAACACGTGTCAATACCGAGGTTCTCTATATCGGAGAGAAAAAAGTTATTGACCAAAACACGAAGAATTTCATTGATGGTATCGGAAAACTTGATTCAACTTATGGTTCACAACTTATTGTTGACGAACTGGAAGAATTGGATCGAATTGTTGAAAATACTAAAGAGTGGATGCGTTGGGAAGCATTGGCTAAGGGACAGATTGATGTCCAACAGACAGATCCAGCACTGCGACTTAAAGTCGATTACAGTATGGATTCTGACCACAAAGCTACAGCCTCTACACTTTGGTCTACAACCGCTTCAGCCAAACCACTTAATGATATTCTTGACTGGAAAAAATTGATTTCAAGAGATGCTTGGGCAACTGCTGACAGGGCTTATTGTTCATATCAAGGTATGATTTACCTTGTTGAGAACTCTGCTGTGCAGACACTGCTTCAGTATACTGTTGGGAATCAATTAGCAGAAAATGGATTTATTACCAGACTTGGCGGTCTTAATATAACCGTCTACGATGTATCTTATGTCGATGAGACAGGTACTACACAGTATTTTATTCCTGATGATAAGTTTATTGTTCTTGCAAAAGAAGGTCTAGGTAAAGCATTTACTGGTCCACAGGATGTTCCAGATGGTGATGGTGTGAGAACTGAGATAGGTAAAGTATCATATTCATGGGCTACTAAAGACCCTGTTGATACTTGGATTAAAGTTGCTGACTCATATATGCCAGCAATTCAGAACCCAGATCAGTTGGTCATTGGAACTATTGCCTAGTTTTACGCTGGGGTCTTTTGACCCTAGCTAAAAGGAGACAATAAAATATGTATGCACTTACTACTGACATTGACCAAATATTAGGAAAACTTCCTGTTTCATCTGGAATGGATAAACAGACCTTTATTGATATATCTGCAGCAGAAATGCACACATATATGCTAGGAATATACACAGTTCCAATACATATACCTAGTTCAGTCGCTACTGCAACAAGTGGAATTACATCAAATATTCTAAAATCTATAAATCAAGATCTCGCTACAGGTAGACTTATTCTTGCTCTAGATACTACAATGGAAAATCAATCCATACACGAGTATGGGTCTTGGTTAGTAGATAAATCTATTACCAAACTTGAAGAAATACGATCTCAAAAATTTGTTTTACCTGGTGCGCCGATAGATACAAATCTATCAGACGATATTCCAAGACCAGGAAAAGTTTATGCTTCTTCACCTGATAGTTCTTCTTCGTTTGGTATAAGTTATAATGAAATTGCTAACCAAAACTACAAGGTTACTGATGGGTTATTAGATGATAACAGTTAATGTAAAAAATGCAGTTGGACTTCTGAATGCGGTACAAAAATCAATTTCCAGTCCTGAAATAATAGTTTGGGCGAAAACGAAAGCTGATCCGTATATGCGAAGCCAGTTTGCAGAGCAATTCAAATCTGAAGGAAAAAGATATGGTAATGGGTGGATAGGAATAAAAGAGTCTTCTCTCGAATCAAGAAATAAAGGACTTGGTCAGAAAAAATATCGTAAGAGCAAAACAGGAACAGGCAGAATAGGAGGAGCATTAGTATCTGAAGGAAGAGTTACAGGAGTAAATATACTTCACGATACTGGTACTCTATTTAACCAGGTTGTAAATACAAAAGGGGATGTAATCGTTTCAGGAGAGGGTATCAAAATATCTTGGGGTAATAACTTAAAAGAAATTAGTGGTAGAATAAATTTATACAGAGTTCATCAACTTGGAACGCTTGGCAAAAGTAAGCCTAATCCGCCAAGACCAATGATTTCTGGAGACACTAAAGATATGAAACACTTACTTTTAAGTCTATATGGATATATCGGATCAAGAATAAGATTTCACAGATGATTAAACCAATAGTACAAAAAATCTATGATGAAATGATTACTGGAGTTGGTCCAGCGTCTTCATATTCTGATAAGATAGAAAATGTATATATAAATCTACCAGAAACTGTCAGTGGAAATACATTTCTTTCAGTAGAATATGGATCTAAATCAGCAGGTGATTATGAGATAGGACAAAAATTTTCTTTCCACTACACATATAATATTGATATAATTATCGGTGTAAAGCATTCAGATAAGTTGAGTGCATTAGAATTACTTGATACATTAGAAAAAAGAGTATTAAAACAACTTTCTTCAAGTGATGTTGCGAGTGTAGAAGACACCATAGACAATGTTACAGAACGTGTACTGTCTATAAAACTCACTGGAGCTGATTACACAGATTTATATGAAAAAACAGATTTGGTTTATGGAATTAGGCTTAATCTGCAAGTAGAAACGCAATTACAAATTTAAGGAGACAAAATGACAAAACCATACATGTCAGAAAGTGGATACATTGGATTAGCCAAACAGGTTGCTTCGGGAACATATGTAACTCCAGCACAATATATGTATGTAAACTCTGTATCTATTGAACCACAGACAGATTTAATTATATCTGATCCAGAAATAGGAAGTGGTAGAGATATAATTGACAATTCAGCTCTAGTAGGACCAATTCATTGGGCTGGGTCGCTAGACTTCAATGTGAGACCAGAAGCAATAGGGCTTTTACTTCTAGGAGCAACTGGTGCAGTAACATCATCAGGAATTTCAGGAAGTGCAAAAGGTCATACATTTACTTTTGGAAATGATTTAATCCCGCTGTCTATCGAAAATTCAGTTGGAGATGGGCTTGAAGTTTTAGGATATTCAGATTGCAAAGTAAATACTCTTCATTTTGAGGGTGCTGCCGGTGAAATAGTACAAGGAAGTGCTGAAATTATAGCAATAAATGAAACTTCAGGAAAAACAAATCAAGCAGAATCATTTGAAACTTCACCGATGTTTACATACCAAAGTGGGTCTGTGGTACTTGATTCTGCTGAAATTTCTGTAAAATCATTCAGTTTTGATATAAATAATAATATTCAGGACGATGATTATAGGTTTGGTTCACGGACACTTGCTTCTCTTGTAGAAAAAAGAAGAGAACTTGCTGCGTCAGTAGAGATAGTACCAACTGACTCAAATACTTTTAAGAAATCTGTATATGGTTCAGCTTCAGCAACGACCGTATCTGGTCTTCAGACAACTTATTCTGGGTCATTATTTTTGAGATTTGAGTCAGCTTACAAGGTTCCTGGAACAACAATTCCTTATCAGTTGGATATTACAATTCCAAAAGCAGTGTTTAAAGCTGCACCATTTACTGTTTCAGGTGATGATATGATCGTAGAAACTCTTGATATTCTTCCTGTAAAACAAAGTGGTTCAGGTATAGCAACTATTGTACTACGCAATAGCACTGCATCTTATTAAAAAGTTTTTATTTAATCTAAGGAGGATTTATGGCAGAGAAGCCTAAAATCTATTTTGGGACAGATGTTACTAAAAAGTACGAGATAGACAAAGAGCAGTGGTTTGAACATAAGAAAATGAACGAAGGTCAAAAAAGACTTTATGAGTCTATGACTTCACAGGCAGTAAAAATGAACCAGGCTACACAAGAGATTTCTATGAATATGCAATTAGGTGAAGATAGAAAAGCTCTCATTGATGTTTGCGTAATTGGATATAAAATATTGTGGGGAAACACAGAAACTGTTTATGAAGGTAGAAAAGTAAACGGTTCTTGGGACAATCAATCCCAATGGGAAAAAGTAAGAGACGAGATGCCTTCTGATATAGCAATGGGGTTATATGAAGATATAATGGAGCTTAATGGGAATAAAAAAAAATAGATTTTTCTAATCTAAGATTTCAAGCTCGTTTATATGCTAAAGGTCAAAGGATAGCCAGCCCCGATCCGAGGTTGGCTATCTATGTAGATTGCAAGGAATGGGGATGTCTACCAGTCGCAGGTGGTTGGTACGACCAAGACCCTGATATATGTGAAAGTTTTACCGTGATACAAAACGAAGTTAATAAAGTAAAGAACGAAGAACAAAGAAAACAGCAATTAAAGAGGTAATTATGGCAGATGCTCAAGCAGCAAAAATTGTCTTTCAAATGGAAACCACAGGAACTGCGGCTGCTTTAAAGAACTTTGATCAAATAAAAAATAAACTTGAAAATTTAAATAAAACCCAGACTTTTGAAAATATTAGTAAAAAAATATCTCAGACTGGTAGGAACATGCAGTGGCTTGGACAAAGATTGACTTATGGTCTGTCTCTTCCATTGGCTCTATTTGGAAATCAAGCAATAAACACTTTTCTTGAAGTTGATAAGGCATATACATCGCTAGAAAGGGTTTGGGATGGGAATGCAAAACAACTAGAAAGATTAAAAGATATTGGTGAAAAATTATCCAACACTTATGCTATAGCACAAACTAATGTAGCTGGTATATTTACTGAATTTTCAAAAGCAGGACTAGGAAAAACTACTGAAGAAATGGAAAGATTAGCAGAACTAGCACTAAAAACATCTTCTATATTTGATGTTGATATAGATACTTCAATTAGTCAGGTTAAGGCGTTGATGCTTGCATATGGTCAAACAGTTGACGAAGCTGCTGCTTCTATAGATACAATGAATGTCATTGCTGATAATACTGCTGCCACTGAAAAAGGATTGATTGAAGCATTGACTCGTGCTGGTGAAGTTGCAAAACCGATTAATTTTGGGGTTAGAGAACTTTCTGCTTCTATGGCAGTGCTTGAAGCTGCTAACGTAGGAACAGAGAGAGCCTCTACTGGACTCAGGACAATTCTTACTAAATTAGTTACTTCTAGTGACAAGGCAAAAGATTCAATAAATGTTTTCGGAATAAATATGAACTCAGCGAATTGGAAGACATTAACTGGACAGGAAAGATTAGATGTTTTAGCAAAAAAATTTACAGAACTTAAAAAATCAGGAGACAAAGTTAAATTTGAAGATTTTAGATCGGCTTTATCTATTCTTGTCGGAGGAGGAAAAGGTGGTTATGTCAATGAACTATATTTATTATTAGAAGATATTGGAAAGTCATTTGATTCATCTACCGCATCTAGTAGTGAATTTGCAAAAGCAATGCAAGCATCAATAGATCCTATCAAGAACGCAGAAACTACAGCGAAACAACTTGAAACAACATTTAGCTCTGAGGCTTTTAAAACAGAACAATTAAAAACTAAATACCAAAATCTTCAGAAAGAAATTGGTGAAAAACTTCTTCCAATTAAAGTGAAATTATATGACATAGCAACTAAATTGATAGAAAAATTTAATTCATTGTCACCAAAGGTTCAAGAAAATATAGTAAAATTTGGAACATTGGTTCTTGTTCTTGGACCAATATTGTCTGTGTTTGGTTCTGTGTTACAAATAATAGGACTTGTTGCTAGTGCTTTTAGTAAAATTATTTCAGTAGTAAAATTTGCAAATTATATATTTTCGATGTTAGCGATAACAACAAAATTATCTTTATTAGCTAATCTTTTTGAGCTTGGTGCTTTTTTAACTGGACCATTCGGATTAGCTTTGGCTGGAGTAATTGCTGTTATTGGAAGTGTAATATGGTGGTTCAATAAGAAAAAAGAATCAATAGATAAAACCAAAGATTCAATAAAATCATTAAAATGTGCAGAAAAAGAATATACAGATGCACAATCAACCTATGATAAAGCAAATTTAACACTACTACAAAACCAGCAAAGAGTAAGTGATCTCACTGCCGAAATATCACAGCTTCAAAAAGATGGCGAAACAGAAACTTTAAATTATAAGATTAAAATTGCTGAACTTGCTATCGCTAACAATGATGTAGCTGAATCTCAAAGAAACATTATATTAGCTAAAAGCGATTTAGACACAGCTTTATCTAATGTAACTAGGGTTGACACATT